GCTGGGATTATCAGGAATCTCAATGGCTTGCACTGGGTTGGCCTTAGTGATTGCAAGTCCACAGGAACCACTATTACAGTGCGCATTATATCTGCTTATGTTGAATGCGATTGCATATATCAGTCCTATAAAATGTCTCTCTTTTGAGGGACTATTCAATGAAGTATCACGAAATGACTAAAAACTATATTTTTCGTGAATTTGAATGTGGTTTATCCGTCGAACAAGCTGCTGAACTTTGTTTGAAAACTGTGAGGACAATCAAAGAATGGGACAAGGGGAAAACCATTCCGCCTGAGTGTAAACGGTTGATGAGAATGACAAAGGGAAGGGAGTTAAGCCCATCAGAACAATGGGAACAATTTAAAATGCACTATGACAGACTAGAACTTCCTACAGGTCAGCTTGTTACTGCTCAGCAGATTTTGACCGGAATTGCTTTATTAGAGATAGGAGCATTGACTGATCTGGAGGCTGCTGGCCAATTATTGAAATATGCAAGAGCACTGAGAGATATGATGTAAAATCGATACAATAAGATTTTCAAGAATAACTAGTTAGAAATAAAAAACTCCCAAAAAGGGAGTTTTTTTATACTCGATAAGGAGGTACAACTAAAGGAGGCAATTGCAATCTAGCACATGACGATTGCACAAGCTCACGCCAATATGGCCACACATGAAACCTAACGTAGCGCTCACCAAATTCACGCACCTCGTCTTGCTCAAGCTCTTGAGTACTTCTATAAATAGCAATAAATGTTGCTTTAAATTCTAAATAAGGATTAGCGTCATCAAGATCTATTTCCTTTTGCTTGAGCTTAGCTTTATCTTCAGTGGATAGAAAGCGCAAGCCAATACTGTAACTAAACCTATAGAAGGTTAGTTCAGGGAAGTCATCATCGGTGAATGACTGAACTCTTCGTAAGCCACTGAAAGATTGACCATTATCATATAGATCTTCCGGTAGTATTTCGGAGTCAAAATCTTCGTAAGTGTTAACTGTCATATCTTTCAGCGATACGGAGTCCACTGTTAAGCACGAAGTTGCATTATCTACGCTCATTTTATGCTGCCTGTACATTTTCCCAAGATGCTATCTCTGGGGTGTAAATGTTATTTTTAATATTAATTTTTTTGATATGTTTTTGTCTGGCATAACTTTCTAGGCCACAATCGTAGTGCACTTCATCTTTTTGCTCTTGCACTGGTAGTTTTACCTCTGGTTTAAAACCAAGTGCAAAACAAATATCTGAGAAAGAACCAAGAGTCATGTTACGTGAGCCACTAAGTATTTGGGTCATATATGACTTAGATTTACCAAGACGTCTAGATAGTTCGCTCTTAGTAATCCCCATGTCCTCCATAATTACTAAAAGGTCTTCGGTAACGTTATAGACCAATTCCTCACGAGCAAAAGCTCTTTCATCAGCATCGCTAAACTCAATGCTTTTTGGATAAAACATATCTTTAGCACTCATCATTATTTTCCTCTATACGTTCCCAATTGTTACCAACAATCTTTGTATCTTTTGGTCGTAATTTATTATAATTTTTACTTATGTAATGACTAATATAGTAAAATTTAGGGTTTTTACTGGATTGCCAGCAGTACCCTCTAATAGGAATGCGTTTCAAGGCATAAAACTTTTTACCACCGCTCTTATTAGGGAGATTCCCCTCTGGGGCAAAGTTTTCTTTAGACATTCGCTCTCCGCGAGCAAGGCGCTCTATCTGTAAAATTAAGCCTCTTGTCATTGTCTTCTTTTTAGCTGCTAATAAAGACTTCGTTGCCTCATCATAGCTACGTATCGCCCCGCGACAATGGATCACTTTTCGTTTAGAGCTCGTATCCTCGTATTCATTTTTGAGGTCTATTTCTTTTTTAGACACGCTTTCTTCCTATTTTGAGGTTTACATATATGTAAACCTCGCCGAGATTATAGTCCAATCAGCTGTAGTCATACAAGGACTATCAATGTCAAGATTGTGTTATGAATCACACAATCATGTAGAGATTAGACAAGGTTAGTTTCCTTTGTATAGCTTTAATTATTTTCAATATTAACATTATTATTCAATAGTATATGCCACATGATAGTTTTTGGATGGTGGCGAATAATAAATTAATAATATGTGTAGCGTTTAATACACTTTGCGGAGAAGTGCATTGTGCGTAATTAGTCGGCAACCATTAATGTCCCCATGCTAAAAGCTGCTACTTTTTCAAGGTTTATACGGGTATACATCTCTTTTGAACTTGGTATCGGGTTTTTATCAGGAGTAAAATATTGGGCTTGCTTTAAGTGGATAAAGCGGCGCTCTCCATCATCTTCAAGTCCTCCTGCTTTGTCATTTGCTTCGTCGAACCCTCGTTTTATATCCGAAAGCAAAGGCGTATGGGACAAATATTCATCTGCGCTAACAACGATACCTGAAACAAGAAATCCATCGACTGCTAAAGTAATAGGGGTGGCTATAGGCTCTTCAGCTTCAGATAATTTCACAATTAATACTAATATGGGGTCTTTCATGATAAACAATCCATTACAATGTGTGACAGGGTGCTATGCCCAAAAAGCATATCATGAAACTCAAGCAAGACTATAATATGGTTGTTCTAATAGTGACCTTTAACTCTTTATCAACTGTATTAGTTTTTTCCGAGCGGAACAAAGCACCAAGCAAAGGCACATCCATCAAGACAGGCACACCGCTTACAGAGTCGCGCTGCTCTTGGGAAATCAAACCACCTAAAGAGATCGTTTGGCGGTCTTTAACCTTGACCACTGTTTGCAGTGTTCGCGTATTGGTGATGATGTCGGATGCGATAGAGGAATCCGTTACCGAGTCGGATTTTTGCATAATCTGCAACACAACATGATCGCCAATCACATGCGGTACAACCTCAAGTGATACGCCCACATCTTTACGTTCGATTTGTTGGACTCGATTACCGCCGTCAGTTACCTCAGACGAAGTGAGGAACGGTACGTTCTGACCCACAGTGATGTAACCACGCTCTCTGTCCATAATGAACATGTTTGGTCGTGATAGGAGCTTAGTATTTTGATTCTTAGACACGGCTTTAATCAACGCATTAAAATCGCCGCCCTCATAGAATAGCAGGTTATCAACGGCTTTCTTAATTGCGGTAGGCTGCGAAACAAAGCCAGCTTCACTCAGTGCCAAGTCCATATTCACGCCGACTTCCTGAGAGTCACCGAGCTCAGTTTCAGTAATTACCGCCTCGATAAAGACTTGCTTTTGTGGTCTATCAATTCCTTTGATGAGCACATCAATATGCTTCAATTGGTTCTCAGAGCCTGTCACGATAATGCTGTTTGTGGTCGGTAGCACCTCAACCTTGTAATTCTTAATCGCTTTATTATTCAGTGTCTGGTTTTGCGTTGCAGCAAGCATCGAGGAAATCAAATCAACGACCTTGGTATTTCGAACATTCTCAAAGAAGTACAGTTTCACTTGAGAGGGTTCGAATGTCTCCACCTTGTTAGCGTCAGCAATGATGGTAAAAACGCCGTGGTCATGAGTGAGTTCGTAACCATGCGCGCGAAGCACGGAAAGGAAAAAGGCTGGATAGTCCTCATCTTTCAAATCGGGCGCGGTAAAGCTGACCTCACCAGTAACACCTTGACCTAGCACCACCGTATTCCCAGTATGAACCGAGAACCACGATGCAAAGTCTCCAATCGGTGTGTTCTTTGCCTCAAAAGGCGCAGAGCTTGCAGCAAAAGAAGGGGAGCTGAGCAGGGTGCACGCGAGCAGAAGGGTGGTAATGCTGGATGTGGAAAAGTTGGAACAAGCCGTAGTTTGTTTCTCAACTTTACCACAGCGCATAGTGAGCAACGAGAGCGCTGATAATAAGCCTCCGGCACAATAAGATTTTTTTTGTTTTTTTGAAAGACAAGCTGTGAGTTTTGCGATTATCCATGACATAAAGCGCACCTTATTCCCTAGCACATAACTTTGAATGATTGACCATTGCCGCTAACCGTAATGGAGCAAGAGCCGTTAGATTGAGCCGTAAAGCCTTTTGCATATAGTTGCGACGACGACAGACGTACATCGTCCTTAACCAACACAAAAGACGGGGCAACGTTTGGAGGGTTCATTGAAGATTCGATTCGATAGCCGTCGAGCAGGTCACTCAATGACTCGCGAGGTACCGCCGTTTGAGCCGTTTCGGGCTCCGTCGACATGTTCGGCGTGCCAACTAAGGTGAACACCGCAAACGAGACGGCGACTCCTGCCGCAAACACACTGAATCGAGAGTATTTACGGAGATAGATTTTCGTAATGCGCATGATATTTCTCAACGTATACGGGACAGTGTAACGTCCGTGGGTATAGTAGGGCGGCAATACTGAATAAACGCCGTCCTCATAGTTGTTCCTAAACATCTGCTTAGTGTCGTAAGAGCTGTATAAGTCCGTGCCCCAGAGCATCCATTTGTCGACGGTGAGCGAGTTCGCGTTGTCACCATACTTCACAATGCCAACGTGCAGCTTAGGCATTTTCAACTTGAGTTGACCGAGCGTCAGAACGGATACCGCAGTCGAGATGATAGGGACTTGAAGACGGTCTAAACGACGACAAAACACGGTGTGCTCAGCCAGTGCGAGACGCGCTTGTTTATCAACAATCGAAATGTCTTGAACGATGAAAATGACATCCCATCCAAGCTTTCGAATATGCAAAAGGTGATCAATTAACTTTTGTCGATTCTTATCGTTCCATGTGCGCGAGTTAAACCACGTTCCGCACTCATCGAGCACAATCAAGCCGTCTTTTTTGGTGTCATAGCTCTTGTTTGCCGAACCAATCACCATCAAATCTTCCACTTGAGGCTTGTCCGGCAGACGGTAAAGGCGAGTGTTGCGCTTATCGCGTCCAAGCATTTCTTTCAAGTTGATATCGAGGTTTGTCGCTACAGGCACACCGCGCATAAACGCCTCACGAATCTTACCGACTGCCGTTAGCGTTTTGCCTGAGCCGAGCTTACCCGTAACAAAGTAGACCGATGCCATTACGCCGCCCTCACAATCGCGTAGAACTTCCATTCCCAAACCCAACGCAGCAGACGCGCCGAGTAAATCGCACTCACGCAAGGAATTGCGTTATTTGGGATAAACATGCCCGCCGCTTGTGACCAAAACGGGGGCGTGACGTAAGAAAGCCCAGTGGCAAGCGTATAAATGGCAAGAGTGAGTGCGAGTGTAAGCCCAATCAATAAGGTAATAATCACCAAGTTAATCGTGACGTTGCGCGCCTTGGCGATAAAGAACCAACCAAACAGGGTCGTCGCTATTTGTGCTATAAACGCGACCAAAGCAGGTAAACGCAGTGCCGCACTAATGCCTGAAACAATAGGTAATAACTGAATCATTAGTAATATCTCCCCGAACCTGGCTTGTTACTTGGTACAGGCGTGACCTCAGTCAGCAGGATTTCAACAAGCGTCTTAATCGTGTAGATGTAAATCAGAATGGAGAGGATCATTTTTAACTTATGAGAGAACTCACAAGAGATTGAAACGTTCCCACCATTGAGTGTTGGCAAAGAAAGCCGCATACATTCGCTAGGTTGTGGAAGCAAGTTAAGGAATGAATCAGAGACCGCAGTAATATGCGCCTCAGATTCAGCCGTAATATTCTTTTCAAGCAAATCATTTGCCGCACCAACAACCGTCGATTCATAAGAGCCTAAAGCACCGGAAACAATCGAATCCGCTTGAGTTAGTGCATCACCAACAAAGTTACTATCCAATCCATGAGGGCTTTCACAGAATCTATTCTCAGGAGTAGGGTCGCATGGTTTTAAATCGTCTAGCTTGTTCAAAAGGTCATCAAAACCTTGTTGGTTGGTTTCCTGCAAATCTCCAAGGTCACTAGACAGCTGACCAAAACCATTACTTAACTGGTTGTTTGCAGAAGTCAGCAAGCGGTTTGTATTGTTGCCAATATCAGACAACATATCGGACTGACCTTGAATAGCATTCGCTACATGGTTTGCATTATCGACGACAGTATCCGTATTCAAATCTACCGACGCCTTGAGCGCATCGAGAGCCGATTTAGTTTCCGCCTGATTTCTATTCATGTCGTTATTGATGCCAGTTAGCTGCGCATTCAAATCACTATTCATGGATTTAATAGCGGCGAGGGTATCACTGGTATTATCAACATCAGGTTCAGGTTTATCGGGGTCGGTCGAGCCCGTACCATCACCACCAGAAGCACCGCCACCTGGTTTATCTGGGTCGCCCAAATCACCACCCGTTGGAGGGTCAATATCAGTATCAGTGGCACAAGCTGGCCAATTGGGACCACCAATAACACAAGATTCTGGCTTGGGAGTATCACACCAGTTGTTTTCTGGTCTACAGCACGTACCGTATCTAGGGTCCCAATCCGGAGAATCAGGTGTACATTGCTCAGGTTCTGGGTCTTTACATGCAGGCCAATCAGATGAATCAGGTGTGCATTGCTCAGTAGGAGGTGGACAACTCATATCAAGATACTCATCCTCATCCCGACAAATGATATTGGCTTGATAGCCGGGCCCCTTTGCTGAACATGATTGAGAGTAGTCACTCATTTGCTGAATTGTGTCAGGGCGACTACAAAAAGGTGGAGGGGGTGGCTCCTCACACTTACCCGTTTCGGAATTAAACTGTTGACCATCAGGGCATGAACTAGAAACAGTCCCAAATATTTGTAGATGAGTTGAAGAACCAGAGTAGACGCTACAAGAGGAATCTTTATATTGCTTAACATTTACCTGAACATTAGTACCCGAACCACCATAGCCATAAGCTTTCACATAGTCGCCCCACTTGTAAAAGCAGACACCGTTAATTTGAGATTGCAAAGCCGATTTGGTGCCAGACCAACCAACAGGAATAAAATCAACCTGAGAACTAGTAACAGTAAAAATACTATTTGCAAAAGAGGGCATGGATAACAAAGAAGCAAAAAGCAACAAGTTATTTATTTTTGACATATCAAGCACCATAAAAAAAATAACGCCCCCATTCGGAGGCGTTGACAAATGGGTGTATAAAGCTGTCGTTAGGATTACGTTGCTTTGTTTGCACCTTTCTTGAATAGCTTGATGCCGATAAAGCCGACCGTCATTGGCACGGCGATGCCCCATGTCGAGGTGAGCATTTCAGTGACGTAACTTGCGAGTGTGCTAAAGGCTTGAGTTGCCACTTCTGGCAGTGCTGCATTCGCAGAAGATGCCGCCATAAGAAGTGCACCACCAAATGCCGCACGTTTTGCTGTTACTACTGCGCCAGCCTTAGCCATTGCTGCGCGTACTTTGCTTTGCTTTTCCATAGTCTTATTTCCTATGTTATGGTTTATGAAGAAGTTGAAACCTCAGCCGCTTTCTTGAATCCGAGAATGTGGAAGCCAATCGAGAAGCCAAGGATAAAGGCTGTCGCGAAACAGCCGAGCATGAACTCTGATGACAGCATTTATCTTTGTCCTCCCACCATCCAACCGAGCGCAACTAACAAGAAACAAATGCCTAAGAACACCATCAACTGGAAGTTATCGAGTCGAGCCATTAGCTCTGCAAATTGCGTCTCGGTCATGATTTAGCCCTTACTTTTCGTTTAATTGAGGTAGGGCGTAGAGGTGGAAACCGTCGATAGAGACGTGTTTACCCTCATCGTTACCAAAGCTGAATTTCTTGTGTTCCACATCAAACATCATGCGATTACCCACACAACGCTTGAGCAGTTCGCCAGCCTTGCCATTTTCCCAAAGCTCAGGAGACACGCGCACTTCAATAGTGTCTGTTGGGTTGGTCGTGATAAGACGCAGCTTGCCGTTTTGCTTTTGTTCGCCGTTACGGTCTGTTTTGGTTTCTTGAACGATGTCCGAAACATCTAGAATTAAACCTTCCATTCTCATAGTGTTTTGCCCTTATTTTTACGTTGTTGGTTAGTTGAAAATTGAAATGACAGTTATTGACACAAGTCCAAGGGAAATCAATGCATCATGTCGGGCGGGACTGCGCCCACCCAACACGACGCATTAATTTCCTGAGGGTCGGTGAGCAACAGCGCTTCCATTTCGTCATAGAGCGCTAGGTGTTTTTCGTATTGCTCGTAAAGGTCGTCATACATACGCTCGTACTCTTTTTCACGCTCTAGCGCGTCGAAGTAATCGACCACGTTGGACATGATGCCTTGTTGAGCACGGATGAATTGTTGCTTGTTCTCGGTCTTCCAAGTACGGAAGCGAGTTGCGATAAAAATCTTATGAAACATCAAGCCATTCAAACGCGCTTGAGCCATATCACCGTAGCGAGTCGATGAGTATTCACCGCCCGAAGCAATCAGTTTTTCGATAGAGGTTGAAACGGAGTATTCCGCTTTTACTGGTTGGTCTTTGCGCTTAACGAACACACCGCCCATTGCGTAACAAAACGCTTTCCAGTCGCCCTCATCAGCAGAGCGGCGAACCTTTTCTAATAGAAAGTGTTCGTCTTGAGATAAATCTGTAAACAAAGCATCGTCCTCTTTGAATTCATCACGAAGACGACGAAGCTCACGCCATACCGTGACAGATGGACCACCAATAAATTGAAATTGACGAATTTGATTCACACGCGCCCAAGTCACGACACGTTCCGCCGCATCCGAGCCAGACAAAGACGAACCTTTGTCAGAATCAATGTGTTGACCGTCGATGTTTTTACTCAGGTATTTAGCGACATAGCCAACGGCTGAACCTTGAGACCAGTCGATAACCTCCGCTTTGAAACGGGCTTTCTTTGCGCCTTTTTCGTCTGGAGAATCAGCCATAGCAAGACGACGAAACTCAGACGTCACAAATTTGCGTGCGGATTTTTCCATGAACAGCAACAAGTGGTGATGCGGCGTGCCGTCTTGGTGAGGCTCGACAATGCGCATCCCGTAAACCTTGATTTTGCTCTTATCAATCGACTTACGAAGATTCGCCCAAACGCCCATAAGGTAAGCGTGAGCCGCTTTCGCATCAGGCTTGCCAGCCTCAAGCCATTTCGGGTTGATGTCACCCTTAGAAACAGAGTGGAAACGAGACGGAGCTGTTACCGTGAAGAACACCGCATCGTGACTCGATTCTTGAGCGATTTCCTCAAAGCCACGCAGACGAACGAACATTTCAGCGCGGCGAATCTCAGCGTTAGAAACCGACTTAGCGGATAGCTCACTGAGTGTGAAGTAGTTAGATGGATCAGCCTCATCGTAAGCAATCGTGTTTTCTAGGGCGATACGGTTAGACGTATTGCGGTCACGTTGACGGCTTAGAGAGAAATCCGAGCAGTAAACTTGCTTACGGCGTTGAACAAGCGCCAAATCACGCGCGACACATTCAACCTCGTAAGCACATTTACGGCGCAGTTGACGAACAAGCCAATGCTCATCAAGCGCACGGTTCACCAATGCGAAAAGTTCACAGTTGTTTTCAGCGTATTGAATTTGCTCAGGTGAGAATGCCAAACCTAATGAATCGAGAAGCTGACACGCTTTATCAAAACGTGCTTGTGATTCTTCAAGCGGAATTGCACTTAACACACGAGAAAAGTCGCGTGATTTGCGCTTAGCTAGATTGGTAATTTGCTCATCCGACATCGCGTAGCTGTAGCCGTGCTCAGTCAAACGAGTATGAGCCTCGTTAACCGCGCGAGCCGCTTCCAAAACGTTGCGTGTTTTCAGAATGTCGGTGTAAGCGCGTGTCATATGTCGAGCAAAGTCGCCGTTACGGTGTAATGATTTCGGCAATTCCAAACAAGGATTAGAAGTAGGGCGCTCAATAAAATCTGACAGGTCGCGTGAGTAGATTGACGCACTCATTGCCGATTTCACCGCCGACGGAATGAAATCCTCAGGCGTTGTGAATCTGTGGTCGACGTACTCAAAACGATGGTCGAATAAGTTGTCAGGAATGTGCTCACATGAAGCCCAAGAATGGACAGGAACAAAATCAATCCATTCCTGTTTGCCTGATGCCAAATCAATAACAAGTTCACGCATTATTGAGCCTCAACCGTTTTTGAAATAAGAGCGCGTTTTGGTGCGTCTTCAACGTAAACACGAAGTTCATCAACTTCGTTTTGTGTAAGCTTGCCGTCAGACATGAACCCATTAAGCATTGGAATAGCGGATGGCTCTTTTTCAATCCAGAGTCGAACTTGAGCATAAGTGCTCGCTGGAGCATCGAAATTCGCACGTCCATAGAAAACAAACGCGATAGCTAGTAGCCCAGCTAACATACATAACAGTTCAAGTGTTTTGTCGCGTTCCATAATCAACCACCTTGACTAGTTGAGAGAGCGACCGCCAAAGCCAAGCGCGAAAGCGTCAAGGGCAAACGCCCAGAGCTAGGCGGTCTGATACTGATTGAATAACCAAATTTGGTTATTAGCGTAATCACCAAAATTGGTTAGCGCAAGACACCAAAAATGGTGATTGATAAGCTAAACTGACGGAAACGGAGGAAGCGGTATGTATCAGAACAAACTATTAGATGCCTACAAAAAGGCTCAAAGTTACGTACAAGACAAACAAATTGCAGCGGATATGAATGTGCCGCCGCAAAGAATCAGTGATTTCCGCAAAGGAAAGCGTTATATGACTGATACACAAGCAATTTTTCTTGCAGAGCAATCAGGTTTAGACCCTGAGATTGCATTGTTGGGTTGTCACGCTGATCGCAATGATAATCCGCAGATAAAAGCAGTATGGGAAGGAATTGCAAAAAAGTTTAATGG